CAATTGATTTATCTGCTTCCAAAAATGGATTTATACAATCTTCTACATCATAGCATTTATCAATAATACATTCTAATAAATCTGATTGTTTTTCTGTGAGTTTAACCTCAATCATTATATCATCCCATTCTTTAAAGCCTTCTATGTTTGTTGTTCTTGATGTTTTCATTTTGTTATCCTTTGTGTTGTTTAAAGTTCGTTAAATTGTATAGCCTGTGATAAGTCCTCTAATACCCTTTCAATATGTTCATCAGTAAAACCACCCATATCTTCATTGTTTTCTGTGTGTTTAAATTGATGTGCTACTGTAAAAACTAATTTAGGGGAAAGGTTATCAATTAATCTGACACTAACCCTACAGACTAGTTTGTTAATAATAGGCTCAAAGACTTCATCAGACACTAACTTGATGTTGGCTAGTGCAAAAGGCTTTATAAGTTCGCCTGTCAGTGGGGATGTGGTGCAATACTTATCATCAGTGTATTGTTCATAGTTGAATAAATCTATTGTAACATGTGTGCTGTTTATTAGAGTTGTTGTCATTTCAATTCCTTTCTATGTTTAATTTTAACGACACCTAAAAATAAACATGCCAACCAACACCCTGCAACACTTATTTTATTATATTTATTATATTTTATTAGGTAAATATTATAATAATCATAATGTTGAAAAAGTGGTTGGTTCTCCTTATGAGAATTAGTTTCTCAACTTTTAAATGCTAACATACACCAAGCCCCCTAAAGTGGCAGGAAAGGACAATTTTGGGGCTTATATAGTATTATTGCTGTTTTGGGCATATATTACAAATCTAAGCAATATTATTTTTTTATTTGCATCAATAACATGTTTATAACTAAATTTATCTAAGCTATGAAAAGGAATAATTATGAGTTATGGACATAATTCTGGGGCTTCAAGTGCCTATGCTTATCAGCAGACAAAGAAGAAAAATAAGCATATAAATGCTTTGAAAGAAATAAAAGAAGAAGCCAATAAGATTAAAAGTTGGATTGATGAAGAGGCTGTGGTTAAGAGTGCAATTAAAATTCTTGATATTATAAAGGGGGTAGAATAGTGCCAGAAGAATCAGCAATTGGTTTGGTAGTAATGTGGTTTTTAGTTTTACCTATTGGAACTGTAATTTTAGAAAGGATTCACAAGTGGTTCAAATCGTTATAAAAAGGGTCTGCTTGTGTCCTGCTTGTGATGGTGCTGGAATTGTCCAACATCATGCATGGCAAAGGCTGTGGGAATCTTCAGCTGGGGGTGGGGGTGGAATTATTACCCATAAAGAAATGCTGGAAAGGATGGATTCAACTGATTCTTTGCCCCCGATGGAAGTAGTGTGTGCAAATTGTAATGGCACTAAGAATGTTATAATTAATGAAGTGGTTGACATTGAAACAATGGCTGAAATGATTAAACCTTATTTAAACAAGAACAAAGACTAAAAGAAAGGGGTGCTATGATAGCCACCAAAGTGATTGAAGGAATAAAAACTAAAAATGAAGAAGCTGTGCAGAAGATTGCCAAAATTAAAGGTGAAAAGCATTTGTTTATGTTGAAAGTGCCAAAACTTTTATGGGAAGACTTTGAACATCTTTATATTACACTGAAAGGGACTACTGGAATTAAGTCAAGGGAATCATTGATTCTTTATTTAATGGAAGTGGCTACAAAAAATGACTGAACACTTACAGCCAAGTGCATTGGTGCAATCTAAGATTGAATGTTCTTCAATGGATTTACCAAATGGCAGATGGTATTATGGGGTAAATCAAACTGAAGAAACTAGGGCTTATTTCCCTAGTGTCACCAGTATTTTAAACATAGTTAGCAAAGGAGAGGGTTTCGACAGGTGGCTTGGCAATGCATTAAGTTATGATGATGCAATGGCTTATGCAATGAAGAAAGCCAACACTGGCTCGATTGTTCATGCAATATGTATGTTTTTAATTTGGGGGCAAGACATCAACCTTGCTGATGGATGGATAGATGATATAACTGGGAGAAAACATGTGTTAGGCAATGAAGTAGCTAAAAGATTGATGGGTTTTCAATGCTGGTTATATGAATTTGAACCAACCCCAGTGGCATGGGAAATTTCACTATACAATCCAAGAAAATATCGGAATAAACACTTGTATCCATTTAGTGGACAAGCTGATGGTGTAGTTGAAGCAAAAGATGGGTCACTGTGGCTGATTGATATTAAAACTGGCAATGAATATAAGACCCACCAATTACAACTATCAGCCTACAAAGTCCTATGGGATTCACTTTATGGTGAAGAACATGGGAAAATTGACCATGTGGCTTGTTTGTACTTAAAAGACACTTGGAGAAAAAAACCCACCTACACTTTAAAAGAATTTGATTTTGTTCCAAATCTGTGGTTTAATGCCCTAGAATTATGGGGATGGGCTAATGCAACAAAATCAAGTGAACCAAAACCATCCTTTAGAAAAGAATATCAAACAATTTTTGAAGGATATAAATTAACAATAAAAGAAAAGGAAGAAAATGGCAATGGATAATAAACCACCTTTAAAAATACAACCTAATTCACCTTACATGATTAAGTTGGAAGAAAAGACACCTTTCAAATCTGGTGTGAATAACTATGGCAAAAACTGGCATGGCTTCAAACTTGCTACACCCATCAATGGAAGTGATGTATATTTTGCATCTGATGCTGTTAAGTCACTTTTTGATTTAGCAAATGTCACAGCAAGAACTGAATTTGCTCTTGAAATGAAAACTGGCAACACAAAAGATGGCAATCCCTTCACAATTTGGCTACTTAATGGAAAAGGGTCTAAAGACTATCTTGCAGAACAGCAAGGTCAGCCAATCCAAACACCAACAACAGCTCCAGTGGTTGCTCCAGTTGTTGGCACACCAGTGGATATTAATGACCTTTGTGTTAAGGTGGATTGTCTTAAAAAAGAACTGGATGCTGTAATTGTTCAGTTGGCAGGTCTTAAACCTAAAAACCAACCTGCACCAGTTGCTGATGCAGATATTCCTTTTTAATTAACCAATAATGCTGGGTGTTCCTTTGTATGTTTCCTTTCTAAGCACAAATGTGCTATTTCTCTGTTAGGAATGCCCAGCTTCTATTTAGATGATTAAGAATTTAGAGCATATTGTTGAAGGTCTTTTGAAAAGAAACCCCAGTTGTAGGGATAATGACAGGGCTTTAATTGCTGGCATTTGGTCAAAAGAAATGGGGGGTGAAAAGAAAGCCAGAGGGTTTACAGCTTTGCACCTATTAATTAAGCTGTCCAACAATGAACTAACTAATCCAGAAAGTGTTACAAGGTGCAGAAGAAAATTACAAGAAATTAATCCTACACTTAGGGGTGAAAAATACAAAGAAAGAAAGAAAGCAGAGAAGATTGTAAAAAATGAAATTAATAACTGGGATGGAAATCTATTTTAGTAGCAAGGGGATTGTCAAAATGCTGATGGGTCGGACATTAGCAAGCAATCCTTTTGCTGTTTTAGGGGTTAAAAATGGACTATAAAGATAATATTATTCAACAGATGGAGGTGGTTTTGCAGAATAAAACAATTTTATCAGAAAAGCTAAAGAAAAGCCTAGATATTGCAGTTCTTGCTTTATTGGAAATTAAATTGAGTAGTAAGGGACAATATGCTGGCAATGTTGCTGATAAAGCAATGGAAGCTTTAGCTAATTTAGGGGGTGATGATAATGCCAAAGATGCATAAACTGTTTTTTTGTCCTAAATGTAGAAATGGATGGCAAAAGGACATTGCACAAACTAAAGGCTATGGAATGCACAATAATAAAATTCAGAAATATGTGGACATTCCAAGTTATGGATTAGACAAAATTGAATGTGTTGATTGTAAAAAGAAGCCCCATGCCAAACCATAAGCATAGTTTTCACCAAAGAAATCAACATGGTAATATTGCTGAAAGGCTGGCTGAAGGTTTTATGCAAAAACACAATATTACTTATATAAGGTTTGGGTTAAATCAAATCAACAAAATTTCATTTAAAGACATGTGCAAGATGCCCATATTCCTTAGATATGCCCCAGATTATTTTACAATTACAGATTCCCATGCTTTTCTGGAAGTCAAGGGTTGTGCTGATGTTTTAAGGTTAAAGCTGGATTCCATCAAAGAACTAAAGAAGTGGGAAGAAATATCCCCTATCAATTTTTTTATATATTCAACAACTTACAACTGTTTCACATTAATTAAGTTTAAAGCTATTAGGACACACTTGGAAGAGGGGGATTTTGAAATGGGAAGATTCCATGACAACAACAAACCTTACTGGAAGATTCCAGTGAAGTTATTAATGAAGGAAGGAAAGGTTTATGGAAGGGATTAAACTGGAAGAGCTGGATAAGTGTGAATTTTGGAATTATAGGGTTTTTAAGGAATCTTCTGACATGCTAGACACCTACACCATTAGGGAATGCCTATATTTAGACAAAACCCCACACACATGGGCAAGTTCTGGTTCTCCAGTGGTTGGAATTACTGAACAAGATGCAATGCACGACTTAACACAACAATTTGAGGCATTTAACCACCCAGTCCTTGTTTTAAACAGCAAGGGTGAATTGATAAAGGAAGAACCACCACCAATTGAGGCAATTAAGGCAATCAATAAACTAAAAGACATAGTTGTGCATGTAAATCCAGCCCAGATTAAGGACAATTGTAGCCATACTATTACCCACATGGATGTTTGTGTTAATTGTGGGCATGATTTAAAAGGGGAATAAACAAACTATGATAGAACAAATAATTGAACAACACTACGAGGAAAAATTTTTAAAAGCAGATGGTTTTGATGATGCTATAATAGGGGTTGAAGAAAATGGAATGAGGTTAATCTATTCTGTTTCTAAATGCTTAAAAATTCTTGAACAAGACATGCCAGAACTAGATGCTGTGGAATACTTTACATTTAATGTAAGTGGTGCTTATGTTGGTGATAAAACCCCTATTTGGTGTTGGGATAATTTTGCCTAACAAAGAAGATTGTAGTGAATGTAATGGTTCTGGGGAGATAAACCAACTAGCAACATCATAGATTTAATAAGATTGTTAAAATAAGAAAGGATAACAATAATGGCAAGAAAAAGGATGATTGACCCAAAGTTTTGGGCAGATGATGAAATAATAGAACTAAACCACATGCAAAGGTTGCTTTTTATTGGCATTTGGAACTTTGCTGATGATTCTGGTATTATAAAGAATGCACCCAAATCAATTAAGGCTTCAGTGTTCCCAGCAGACAATATTAAATTCACTGAATTGGTTTCATCAATCAATGAATTAGTGTCTAGGGGCTTACTTGAATGCAATGATGATGATACACTGCTTAGGGTGGTTAATTGGTCAGAGTACCAAAAGATAAACAGACCACAGCCTTCTAAGTACCAGCAATTTAAGGCTGTAGTAGGGATTCATGGAACATTCAGTGAACATTCAGTGAATGACCCCAACAAATGTGATACCCATTCACTCCCAATAGAACAGAATAGAATAGAACAAAATAGAATAGAACAGAATAGAAAGGAATTGTTAAAGGAAAACATTAGTGAACAACCACAGCAAGCTGTGGATTCTTCACCAGCTAAGAAGGTTAATAAGATTAGTAAACCTTATGATGTTAGGGTTAATGAATACTTTGATGGTATAAACCAAGAACTGATTCAATCATGGGCTGATGCTTATACAGCCTTAAACATCAAAGAAGAACTAAAAAAGGCTAAGGCATGGTTATTGTCTAACCCTACCAACCAGAAAAAAAAGTTCAGCAGGTTTGTCAATAACTGGCTTAGTAATGCTAAACCAGAACCATCTACAGTGGGTGGTAAGTCAGTCTATAGACATGCACAAGAACAAAATAAAGCGTTTGAAGCTTATATGCTAGAAGCTAAGGATAACTGTGCAGAACAAGAGGATGTTAGTAGCATTATGAATGAAACACTTAATAATCTAAAGAAGAAGGGGAAAGTCAATGGCAAGTAAGTCTAAGGCTAAGGGCAATAGGTTTGAATATCTATGTAGGGATATTATACAAGAAGGTGGTGTGTATTGCAAAAGGGCTTATGCATCTAATGGATTAGCACTAGGACTAACTGAAGATGTTGACCTATTAGCTACACATCAAGGGGAACAGTACCCACTACAGTGCAAAGCAAGGAAAAGGATAGCTGAATGGATTAAGCCTAATGGCAATGTTTTTGCCCAGCTTATTAAAGAAGACAGGGGTGAAGCATTAGCTGTGGTTAGGCTAGAAGATTTAATTAAATTAATCAAGGCTAATGGGCAATAGTTATGTTAAATTAATTACTGGATGGGGGCTGACACCCCCCACCCAGACTGTTTTTTTAATGGTAAAACTACACACCACAACATATAGTGGTGTTTTACTTTACATAACTTCAGTTATCAACATTGTGATGGTATGCCATACCATATATAGTGGTGTGGTGATGGGAAAAACAGCGAAGAAGAAGGGGGCATGGGGGGTTTTTGGGGTTGCTATACTCGCAGTCACCCAAACCCACAAAGCCAAAATTAATATGTTAACCAGAGAATTAACAGAATATGGGGGTTAAATGACTGTAGGAAGTCATGGATTAACAGAAAAACAAAGGATTGCAGTTGATGTGATTGCCACTAATATAAATGCCACTATTCAGTATGTTGCTAAGATAGCTGGATGTAGTACAAAGTCAGTTTCTTCATGGAAGAAGAACCCAAACTTTATTGAGGCTATTTATGATAGGTATGTGGAACTCACTGGGGTCAAATTGATTGAAGTATTAGAAGCATTATTTGAAAAAGCCCTTGATGGGGATGTGTCAGCTACTAGGTTATTACTTGAACACCACCAGAAACTTCAAAGGAATGTAAACATTACTATTGATTCCCCATTTGAAAAGTTTATGAAGATAAACAATATTCCAGCAGGGGAAATAGCTGAAGGGGAAGTAGTTGAACCTATACCCATCCCAGTTGAAGTTCCAAAAGAAGCCCTAGTTGTAGAAACTATACCCCAAGAAAGGGTTAGGCATGCTAAATTAGATGAAAGGGCTAGGTATAATGCAGACCAGCTTAAAAGAAGAAGGTTAAGAATTAGGGCTGAAGCTGTAGGGTTGAAGTTATTTCCAAAAGGGAAGCACCCACAGCATAAAAGGGATGTGTGGCTGAAAAAATTAAAGAAACTAGAAGCAGAACAAGGGATAATTTACCCAGATGATGAAATTTAGCATTCTGGAATGGTATGTAATTGACTACAGGATGCAGTTTATTGACATTAAAACTTTAGAAGAAGATATTATTATGGGCAATGCAGTGATGCAGTTCTTACACATCTATTTAAAGACAGCTAAGGATGATGCCCATTATTTGCACCTACCTTTAGCCTAAAAAAAAGCCCCAGAACATGTATTCTAGGGCTTCTTAGGGATAACACACAACTTACCTATCAATGCAACATATTTGAAGCCATCCTTTTCCATCTTTAACACCATAATCAATATTTGTCATATAGTGTGGAAAATAATCAAGTAACCATTGATTGATTTCACAAATTGTTTCTGGGTCATCATGTGTATATTTAACAACTGAACATTCTTTGTCATATACCATTTTTAAGCCAGTAATTTCAATCATTGATTTTAGATATTTATATGTAAGTTCCTTCTTTGCCATTTTACTGCCCTTTCTTTTTTATTCTAATGTCTAATTAGATAAGTGGAATAGCCATAGATACATCTATTTTAATAAGCTTTATCCTTGCAAGCTGGGTTTCTTTATACTGGAAGTCATTAAAGTGTCTTAAATCACTGTTTTGGTGGCTTTCAGCCATATTATGTGATTTTATAGTTCCAGTAATTTCAGCATTCATTCCTTTTTCTATACTATCAACTATTTTGCCAGATGTAAAAGTGATAAAAATATTGCCCTTTTTATCTTGCATTTTAATTATCCAAGACTCCCCATACATCCCATCAAAAGAAAACATATTTAAAATAGTAACTTTAGTGGTAATCTTTTCACCTTCAACCCCCACCCATTTTGATGTAGTATATTTATCTATCAATTTTTTATCTTCAGCTGTTCTTGCCTTTTCTTCATCTTCAATAGTTTTTGTATAAGCAATGATTTCTGGAAGGGTTTTTATATAGGCTAAACATTCAACTTGGGCTGTTGATTTATTAGCACTTAGACCCCATTGTTCAGCCAAATATTTAATGCCAAATTCTTTTTCTTCTTTTATAATATCTAAAATTTTCCACCCAAAATATTTTTGCCCATAATTAAGTGTTTCACCATCGAAGATTCTAGTCCTTTCATCTACCCCATAAACACCATATTCTGTTAAGTTAGTTTCTGGGGTAGTTTTGAAGCTGGCATTAAGTCCATCAGCATAAAGCTTGCCTTTGGCTATTGCTTCATCATAATCAATAGCAAGGTTTTTAACATGATAATCAGATTGGCTAATTAGTTTGCCTTCATATTCTCCACCACCTTCAAAATATCTAAGGGTATAAATTTTACCTTCCCCACCAGTTGATAAATAATAGTAATCTTTCATTTTATTTAACTTCCTTTTTTATTTTCAAACCATCTTTTCCAGTTTTGAAGCCTTCCATAGCTTGGTTAATTGTAGCCATAGTCTGTTTTTTAGTAACTGCTGGCTCATAGTCTATAAGTGCAATCCACACCATTTTGCCTTGTAATTCAGTTTGGTATTCAAGGGCAATAGAATCAAAGTTGCATCTTTCCCCAGTATATGCACAGGTTGCTTTATCATAAGCACTGAATCCATACATATTATCAAATGTCCATCTCACTAGCATTTCCCTGCTACTTCCAACCATTCGAACAGTAAAAGCTTCTGATTTAAAAATCCAATTATATTCTGTTTCAGCTGTAAATTTCATGTTATTTAGCTTCCTTATATAGTTCTGGATGTTCATCTTTATGTTTACCATAAATTGCACATATTGTATTTAATGCAGTTACTTTACCAAATAGATAATAAAAGGTTCTAATAAATTGAGTTCCATGTTGATTCATTCCCCAATGAGAATTTGCAGTTACTTCTAAACCACCAAATTCTTCGGTTAAACTATATCCTTCTAGGAATCTAACTTTTTTTGCTTCCATTATTTCTTCAATAGTCTTTTCTATTTTATTAGCCTTTATTTGTTCTGGAGTTTCAATTTTAACTAGTGGTACAACTTCAGTTTCTTTTATTGCATTCCTCAATTCAACCAAAATTTCAATTTCCTTAGTTTCTTTGGGGAATCTGGCACTAGATAACTTGCTGTGCTTTTTATTCCAAATATGTGGGTAGGCTGGAAGCCCCCAGTATAGTTTAGAATGTTCTTCAGTTTTTAATCTTTCCTCTATAGGAACATTTAATAACTCTTCTCTAATCATTCCTGTAAGTGCTTCATAAGCATAAAGTATTTGACTTAGTGCATTTTTCTTAGATGCCTTAGAGGTGAACCCTTTATTTAATAGGTCAATTGCTTGGTTCTTATAGTATTCAAATGTTCTCATGTTGTTCCTTTTTCTGTTGTTTGCTGTTGTCATAACTATTATAAAAATAAGGAATATTATATATATAATACAACTAATAAAATGGGGAAAAGTGCATTTTTTTAAACAAAGTGCTTTTTTACTGTTTTCAGAGGGGGGAAATCTTTTAAATCAAAATATTATTGGAAGATATTGTTTTTTTTTGTATATTGTAACCCTTAAAATGGAAGGAATCTATTTATTATGGCAGAATTAAAATCAATACAGGATGCTGTAGATGCTTATGAAAAAGCATTTGGGAAAAAGCCCCATGTGTTTTCATTTGCTGATGAAAAAAGTTTTATTGATGCAGTTAAATTTTGCTTAGAAAAGAAAAGCCCAATAGCTGGGAAAATGGGGCAAAAGATTAAGCTTGGTGAAAATCCAGACATTTTTATATAATATTCCCATCAATTAAGTCTTCATAAAACTTAGTTAGTTCTGGCAATCTTTCCTTTGTCCAAGCCCAAGCCTCTGGGTTTCTGGTATAAATTTCAGTTAAATTAGCAAACACTTCATGTAGTTGCCCTTTTACACCCCTTTTAGTATAATAAGATGTTTCATGACCATAGCCAAGTTTGTTTTTTGTTAAAGCCCCAAAAAGGTCATTTATATTTATGTAATCACTAAATAATTCCCTTCTAATGCTAGTCTTAGTTCCAAGTGCTGGGTTGTCTTGAAGGGTAGCTAATGCTTTTCCAATTTTTTCCCCAAATTCAGATGCCAAATTCTGCCCCCATCTGCCTTTTATATAAAGCTTCCTTGATGAATAAAGGGATTGGTCAGCCTTAAAAGCCCTACCAAACCTATGTAAAATAGTTGCTTCACTGTCAGTAAACCTTAAAAACTTAACTAAATCTGAATCTATGGTTTTACTTGAAAGAAATTTATTTAGTTCCTTTTTAAACCAAGAGGTTTTGCGATTGATGCTAGTTAGTTGCTCTAGCATGTAATGCCCATATTCATGCCTAGCAATAGAATATCCCCTTGCATTTACCTTTGTGGATGATAAATAGCTTTTTCCCATGTGAATGGAAGATGAAACAGCCTTATGGTAAGCATCCTCTCCATCAATCCTAAACATATTTTTAATAGCTGGAACATTTTTTGTAATAAAGCCAGTAAATTTTTGGTTTGCTGTTTTAAAAGCATCTTGAAAGTGTTTATTCAACCCTTTGTCATCACTTGCAAATTTCTTATTAAACTCACCCCTTGCACCACCACTTTTAACTGGTTTTTTCCTAGTGAAAGTTTTCTTTTCTGGTTTAGCTTTTTCAACCACCACCTTTTTATCCATTTTGCCAACTGGGTCAAGGACACAATAACACCAACCCCTGCAAAATGACCATCCACTTGCTGGCAACCCTTCTTTAACCCATTCATCCCAGCTTTTAACTTCACCAGCCCTTGCATCACAATCTGGGCAAACCTTGTGACCACCAACAGTGACCCAAGCAAAACTGTCTTGTTCACCATATTTTTCAAACTGTCCTAATCTAGAAGATTGATTGATTCCTTCAACAATGGATTCTTTAGAATTGTTCCTTAGTTCCCCAAAGATTCTGCCCCCAGCCTTCATGTCATTTTTCAAAACCCTTTCAATCTGTTTTGTAGTCATTCCATTAGCTGACATTGTTGAAACAGCTTGTTCAATTCTACTTCCAAAAACTTGCACATCAAAAAGCATTTTGTCAATAGTGTTTCCAAGCATTGTTTCCATTCCTTCTGGAAATGTGTCCAGAAGCTTTACAATACTATCAAAATCATCACCAAATATTTCTGTTAAACCTTGTGCCATCCAGCTTTCAACCCACTTTTAAGTCTTAATTTCAATTCAAGCATAGCTTTCTGGTAATGTTTACCTTTAGGCTGGGCTGATTTAGGTATTCCAAACCATTTTCTGGCTGGAACTTTTTTATTAGGAATCATTGATTTAGAACTGGTGATGTAACCTTGATTGTGAAAAGCCCCATAATAAACCCCAGCTTTTTTTCTTTTTACTTTTCTACCAAAAACCACATCTGATGATTTGTTTTTTCCAACCATCTTTAGTTTGAATTTCAAATTGCTAGTTGTAGCTGGTTCAAGTTTGGTTTGTCTTAATCCCTTGCTTCTTCCCCCAGTTTTAAGCAGTGGTTTTTCACCATAACCACCAGCTTGCCTAATTGGAATTGTGGAATCTGAACTTAATGATTTAAAAGAATTTCCATCAATATCAACACCCTTTTCAATTCCTTCTTGGATGGCTAAATTCATCCTTCTAGCTAAGACATTCAAGCTATCAGCCATAGTTTTAGCCAACCCTTCAGCCATCTTGCTAAAGGAGTAGTTTTTTGTTCCCTTTTTAATCATTTAGCCTTCTAAATTCTTGCTTGCAAAATCTTTTCCAAGTTTGTAGGATTCCATATATTTTTCCACATGATTTGCAAAATTCATTTCAACCAAATCCAAAGCATATTGCTCTGGGTTTTCAATTATAGCTTTGATGTTTTGCTGGGGAATTTCTACATCAATTTCATTTAGCTTTTGCAGTTTTGTCACGAATTCTTTTAAAAACTGATTGTGTGGATTCTGGTTGGTTGGCATCATTGACCTTTCTATTATTTTGAACAATTGAATCAGCTTCTTTTTCTTTTAAATCTTGATTGTAACCCACTAAAAGCTTTGATTGTGTGGTTAGATTGTTAGCCAGCAAATGATTATCCCAAGCAATTTGGTCTTGGACATTCTTAGGGTAATCTGGTTCATTAAAATCTAGCCCTAATTTGTCTGGCAATTTAATCCCATTAAGGTCAGCATGTGCTTTTTCTAAAGCATAAACATTTCTTTCATAAACATCCCAAATCCCTAAATCATTTTGCCAATTAGTGTGCATGTCTAAGTCTTTAATTTTTAATGCTATCCCAGAGCTTGCCCTTTCTTTTCCTTCATTACTAAACTGGACTTGAAGGCTGTTGTTGGTGGCACATAAATTAATCATTGACTTAACTAGCTCAATTGCATCCTTCATGTTAGAATTTGGGGACTGGAAACTAAAACTAGCACCTTCTGGAAGAATCATTGCTTCATCTGTTCCAGCTCTTGTAATCTTGGCATCTGAATAAAGCCCAGTTATAATTGGCTGTCCAAACATTTGAAACCTCATACCAAGATTTGCTTCAGTAAGTAGAATGTTAACTGATTCATTACAGTTAATGATGTCATCAGCCCCAGCAACCTTAAAATCAACAAGCTGGTGTTCTTTATGCATAAATGTGAAAGGTAAAAACCCATAACTGTGTTTAACTTCTTTTAAAACCCCACCATCTTCATCATATTCAATATAAGTGTGGGCATCCCAATAGCAATAACTAAGTTTTTCAATATTGTCAATATCACTGGTTGACCTCATTAATGGGTAGCTTATAGATATTGGGGTAAAAGGGTCATCACCAAAATTTGCATCAAAATAATAAATTGGGAGATAGTCAAAGAAAGTATTTCCAAAACTGTCATGCTTCAATAAAACCCTAACAGCAACTGTTCCTAACAGCTTGGTCATCCTTTCAATGTGTTTAAATTTATAGTCCTTTTTTCCAATCATGGTAGCATATTTACTGCCAGCATTTCTAGAAGCACCTAATGAATAGACCCTACTAATTTTGGCAATGAATTTTTTAGTTAGGTTAAAGTTAACTGGGGGGACTTCTTGAAATGAAGCCCCTTTAAATCTTGGCTTAATATATTGTAGAGTATTATCCCCAGCATAATAATCAATAAATTTAGTTATCAATTTGCGTTCTTCTTGTGCATTAACCAGCCTTGCTGATTTAACACTTTCTTGAATTATATCTTGTGCTATTATATTCATCTTCCTATTGCCCTATATTTGTATTGTTTAATGGGAAACTTGTTGACAAAAAAGTATCTCATGCAGTCCATGCTATGGTCGTGATAACCATCTTTAAGTGGTTCATTTTTGATGTGTGTGCCATCCTTATGTTCTGGGTATCTATAAGCTTCTAAGTCTTCAGCAATTTCAATGCATTTTTTATTAACATGTAGAAACCTTTCATTCTTAGCATTTTCAATAAAACTTCTTACATGATTAATTCCAGCTTCAACATTCCTGCTGGTTTTATCCCTAATTGTGAAAATCCTTTTCCCAGTATATCTGTAAAATAGTTCAGCATCACCAATGCCAGTGCCAGCATTAACTTGGTAGCCAGCTGGGTCACCATAAAATCTACTAACATTGTAAGGTTTCCCCATTACTATTTCAGCTAATTTATCCACTTTTAAGTTGGTTTGATGCACCACTTCATCAATTATGTTAACATGGTTTGCACCATCTTGCTGATAGGTTTGAAACCACAAAACAGCTGGCATTCTATAACCAAAATCAATAGAACAAAAAGTTGGAATTGCTGGATTGTATGGAAAAAGACCAATATCAAGATTTCTGTCAAAAGGGTAAACCTTACCAGCCAAACTGGTAAATTCAGCACCATATTCTTGGGCAAAATTTTCTTTAGTAGATGTCCTTTTTGCATCTTGCAAATCTTCATCTTCCAACCCTTTGGGGAATACAATATTATTTTCCCATGTAGGGGAATTAAAAGAAAAATATGATGGTTCTTTTTTCCCTAATAAATAAAGTTCCCAAAAATAATTATAGGATTCTGGTGTGGAAATGAAAATTGCCTTTCCTTTTTTATCTGATAATGAGGGTCTTAATATTTGTCCCCAAACCCTTCTTAAATTCATTTTACTGGCTTCATCAAATACAACCAAATCTAAGCCTTCACCAACAAGACCATCTGGATGTTCTGCTGATTTTCCACAGAAGGTTGAACCCCATTCAAATTGAATAAACTGTTCTTTTAAAGACTTCCTAATTGTTGGAAGCTTTTTGTCAATAATCAAATCCTTCCAAACTATGTTAAAAATCTTTTCACTAATCGAATAAGTGGGGGCAACTACCCACACAACTTTATTAGGCTGTGTCACTAGTGCTTCAATTTCTTTGGCAGATGCAACAGACTTGCCCCACCTTCGCCCACAACAAGCAATGATGAATCTTTTATTGTCTGGGGCATTGTGAAGCTTTAATTGCCCACTGTGTGGTTTATAGTCAACAAACTCAAACCACTTCTTTTTATAAGCATTTTTAATCAAATTACTAAAATATTTTGCATAGTTATACTTATAATTTATATATTATAACACCAATTACACAAGATATTGTGTAAATTTGGTAAATTTTTAACCATAACCACAACATCTTGTGGTGTGAGTTTAATAAAAAAAAGGATGCAGATGGCAGAAGAACAGGTTCAGCAGAACCAAGAACAAAATGAAGGTAATCAAGAAACCAGTGAGGGTGAACAAGATTACAAAGCTTTGTATTTATCAGAAATTGATAATGCTAAAAAACAAAGGAAGGCTAAACAGGAAGCAGAATCCAAGCTTAATAAGTTTGAGCAAGATGCAGAAGCATTAAGGGTGGGGAGTCTTAAAGAAGAAGGCAAAAAGGATGAATATATTAAGGAACTGGAAGGCAAAATTTCAACTATATCTCCTAAGCTTGAAACTTTAGAAGGCTTTTATAATAACACCAAAACTGAATTGCTTTCAAAGGTAGCAGACGAAACAGAAAGGGAAACACTTTCTGGTTTATCATTAGAACAGTTGCAAGTAATCATCCCTAAGATGACAGCACAAAAGAAAGCTGAACAAATTGGGGATTCATATGGGGCTGTTAAACAAAATAAAATTAAAAAAGACATTTCTGAAATGACGATTGACGAACAAAAGGAAAATTGGGACGCAATTGTTGATTCTTTCAGATAAAAATTAAGGGGCTTATATGGCTTATGTAAATACTTCAGTTGGAACAGCAGACACAGATGCTGACATGCTTGTTCCAGAACTCTGGGCAAAATCAGTTTTTGGCTATATCCAAAAGAAAATGGTTTTATCAAACTTGGTTGACACTTCTTTTTCTTCTTTAGTAAAAGAAAAAGGTGATGTGATTCACATTCCTAAAGTGTCAGCTGAAAGTGCAACCACTACAACACCAGTAGCATTGTCTGGTGCAACCGAAAACATAACTTACACATCACCAAATGATGGCGAAGTGCAACTGTCTATAAATAAATTGTCTTATGTGGCAAAAATTATTTCTGACATTGCTAAAATTCAAGCTTCACCAGAATTATTAAATGCATATACTAAAAATATGGGTTATGCTATTGCTGGGGCAATTGAAGACTTTGTTCATACAACAATTTCTGGTGCATCTGGTGCATCAAATCTTGATTTAGGAACAGCCAACACCTTTGCTGATTCAGACCTTTCAGCAATTGTTTCCAAAATAGGTGATTTAGGTCTTGATGCCAAAGGCATGGTGTTTGCTCTACATCCATATCATTATGGCAAATTATATGCACTAGATGAGTTCACTTCTAGGGATTACAGAAGTGATGCACCAGTTCAATCTGGAATAGCTGGAACATTGCTTGGCATGCCAGTTGTTGTTTCAAATGAATTTGGAACTGGAACACCATCAGCTGATGCTGTTGTTGGTGCGTTATGGCATCCCGAAAATGTTAAGCTTGCATACCAACAAACACCTAAAGTTGTTTCACAATATTCTGTGGACTTTTTGGGCAATAAAGTTGCTGTATGGTCAGCTTATGGGGGTGCAGTTCTTAATGGCAACCAAGTCATTTTAATTAACGAACCAGCAAGTTAATAGTTGTTAAATAATGGGCATGAGGTTGGTTGTTGCTTACTTCTTCCAACCTCATACCCTAACTAAAAAGGAACTATGGAATTTATTTGTTTTAAAAAACCAGATGGGAGCATTCTTAGATTTGATAAATCTATAATAGATGAGAAAGAAAAGAAAAGATATTTGGCTAAAAACTTCCTTCTTTGTGATGAAAAAGGGAATGAAATAAAGGTCAAAAAACCCCCAACTAAAACATATTTTAAAAAGAAGAAAAAATAAATGCCACATTTTGGGAAAGCATCAAAGCAAAAGCTTGACACATGCCACCCAGACCTTCAAAAACTTGCTAATGCTATAATTGAAGATGGGCTTGACATATCAATTATAGATGGGTATAGGGACAAACAAACACAAAATGATGTCTTTGACAAAGGGGCTAGTACAAACATATTTCCAGAATCCAAACATAATGGTGTGGATGGGAATCCACCATCAATAGCATTCGATATTGCACCCTACCCAATTGATTGGGATGATTTTAGAAGATGGTATTTTTTAGGTGGTTATGTTTTAGCTAAAGCCAAAGAATTAGACTTAAACATTAGATGGGGTGGTTTATGGTCAAAAAGTAATTTTGAAAACCTTGATTTTGACAAGAATACTTTCAATGACACCCCACATTTTGAATTAATAACAAAAAGGGATTAACATGATTGATTTTATACAAGCACATTGGGAATATATTACTATTTTAATCTTAGTAGTTGATAAAGTTGTTGCATTGTCACCATCAAAAAAAGATGATTTAATTTGGTATTACATCAAAAAGATGATTCCAAAAGGGAAAAAATAATTGTCAAAAACCCTTTCATTAGAAACTGTTGACCAACATTTTAGACCAATAAGGTTTAGTGAAAAATCCACTTGTTTAAGCATGCGTGATGATGGTATTAAGGTTGATGGTTCTATTGTTACAAGGTCACTTAAAGTGGATGGGTGTGAAACAGGCACAACCATGCTTAATATAATCCATGCTGGATGGTATGCTTCAACGACTGGAAAAGTATATATGCCACTTAATGGCTATATTGTAGAAAAGACTTCAGTAACTTCCAGTAATGAATATATTGCTATAGTAGCCCCTTTTAGTGGACAGCTTAAAAGGGTAATAATTAGGTCAGAAATAGCTTGTGGAACTGGTTGTGAAGTTGGGCTTCATATTAGCACAAATGGCACAGAAGTGCCTAATTCAACAGCTACACACACTAAGGGAGCTGACATGTTAGTAGATGACACTAGTTATCCATTTAAATTTGAAAATGCCACATTTAATGCAGGGGAAATCTTAGCAGTTTCATTTAGTTCTAGCAATAAAAGCTATGACACAAATGCTGTGCTTGTTTTTGAATATAATATTAAAGAAGGATTGGACACTTAATGGCTGGGTTTGCTTCCAAAACAGTTAAAGACACATACAATGATTTACTTCAAATTGACAATGTAAATGCTGGAATTGACACTACAACCAGACCACTTAAAGATGGTGCTGGCAATAGTAGTGCCTTAGGCATATCAGATGACATTGTTAGGGTTAAGCCAGTAACAGATGATGGAACAGCTTTTGATGTCCAAAATAAGGCTGGAACATCCTTGTTTTCTGTGGATAGTTCTGGGGAAACAATTACAGCTGTTAATAATTATATTAATACACATGAGGCATGGTTCAATTGGTCAAAAGCCAATGAAGCTGATGCTTTTACTGCTGATGACACACATGCTTTGGGTCATTTTGGATTAATGGCTAATGATGTCACAACTAACCCCTTTTATGTAGCTATTGGAACTGGAACAGACCCAGACACATCACTTTCTTTAAGTAGTTCCTCATTACCTCAATTAATGGCTTACTGGATATTGCCCTACAATATAACCCTAGACCTTATTAAAATATATTCAGCTAATGCAAATTCATCTGGAACAACATCTGTGATTCATCTAGTGGAATATGATATTGACACCAGCAATAGTTCTACATCTGGGGATTTGTCGAATGGTGTTGTTATTGCTGACCATACAGCCACAATTCAATCAGATAGGTCAGCAGTAGATTTTCATAATTTAACCATTCAACAGGCAAATGTAAATTCTGGCAAATGTGTTGTGGCTTCAATGGCTGTAGCTGACCAAACATTAGCTAATTCAATTAAAATGCAAATTTTATATCATTTAAGGTAGGATAATATGGGAAAACTAACTTCAAATTTATCAATTACAGCAGACCAAAATTTTAATTTTGAAATCAGTAAAAATTTCAGCGAATCTTTAGTTGTCAACCAAGAGCTGGACAACACAGACAATGGGGTTCAAATTATTGCTTTCAATCCATCCCAAATTCAAGCTGGTAGTCTTGCAGATTCAAAGATGCTTGTTTTATCTAATGCTGGGACAGTTCCAGCTGAAATTACAATAAGATTTCCAGATTGGACAAGTGGAACACCAGATTCAGTTGGGACAGCAGATACCACGCATAAATGTATGCTTAAACCCCTTGAATTTATCACCCTACCAAATATAAGATTTTTAGGGGCAGGGGCTGGGTTACCTTCTTTAGCAATGGGTGATGGTGGGGCTTTAAATAATACTACACCAAATTCAGCTGGAAAAGTAGATTCTGGGGCAAATACAAATGAAGGTGGCACATTTACTGTTGGTGACACAACACTTACAGTTACAGATGGTGACTATTTTGAGGTAGGTGACTATATAAGAATTGAAAATGAAATTTGTGAAGTAACAGCAATTTCAACTAATGATTTAACTGTCAAAAGGGGAATGTTAGGGTCAACAGATGCAAGTCATTCAGATACTGATATTTATTTCCACCATTTTAATAGTTATTATGATTATGACAAGGTACTTTCTGGGTCATCCCAGTTAGTCCAAACAGATGCACAGGGTCAGTTTTTAAGCAAAAACTTCTTTGGCTATGGAAGAACTGGGGATGATGTTGCAAGTGGTCTAGTGGCTGGGTCAGTAGCAATTAAATTTTTTGAATCAGCTTACCAGAATTTTGGATTTAATAAAAGAATAACTAATTCCACTAGCACAAAACTAGATGTTTCAACAGCTTATGCATTTGATTTAACAGTTGATGATTCTAGTGCAACCACAATATCATTTACAACTGGCAGTGATGCAACTTTTAAAGATGTTATTAGCAAGATACAAACAGCAATCAACAATGAAGTTGAAGATAACACAAGCAACCTTTATAATTACCCATGCACAATTTCATTAGCAAATGGTGATGTTAGAGTTGTTTCATCTTCACATTTATTCCCACATGATGGCACTAATGGAAGCCAAGTTCTATTGGAAAGTGGTTCTACTGGAACTGATTTATTTGCTGGAACAAGTGGGATTTTTCCAGCAGAAGCAAATTTACCAAAAGCAGTTAAACCCCAACTTCCAGCTGACACAATAATGGACAAAGCAACTGGTGTTTCTAAGCCAAACACTGGTGCATTTTTAATTGACAATGGTAATGGAAATTTAGTTTCAGAGGGGGGTGCATTTGGTTCTGGTTCAATAAATTACCAGACTGGTGAAATTTCTTTTATATCAGCCCCTTTAAATGCCTCTTTTGTAATAAATGGACACTATGACAGTGGTTTTTCGGGGGAAGTGCATTCTTCCACGACAAAACAAAATATGATAACCTATATTTATGGGAGAAGTGTAAACCCAAAAATTAACACAGTTGTTAATGTTGTAGGATTTAATTAAATATGGCTTCACAAGCAATTTACTGCACCAACCAAGACATTAAAGATGTATATCCACATGTGGATGAATATGACCAAAAAACCAGATTGCTGGGCTGGGTTTTAGATTCAACTAATCTTTATGCTTCCCACGACTGTGGCAATATTTCTATGATTTATGTGAACAAAGCAAAAGGTGGTTCAATGAATATCTCCAAAGCTTCATGCACAGAAAATGGGGATTGGTTTTATGATTCAACAGAAGATGTGGTATATTATTTTGATGACAGGTACAATTTAACACTTGGTGAAGTTATTATGGAAAGTGGTGTTGATTATTCTACTTTATTAACTAGATTTAGGACTAATGCCAGCAGATATGTAGATGGAAGATTAGATTCAAGGGTTAGGGCTGAAAATTGGAAAAACAGACATGGTTCTTACAATTATAATGTTATAAGGGCTTCAGCATTAATAGCTTGTGGCTTCATGATTAAAGCCCATGATACAGACAATGCAATTGCAGAATCTTTTATGGAAGAAGCTGACCATTTAATTGAATTAATCAACTCTGGTGCTATTGTTTTAGATGACCAAGTTACCAAAGATTCATCTAGTGGCATAATTAGGGAAGTTAGCATTACTGGTGGGGGTTTAAGACCAGTTGACCTTAAAGGTAGTTATAATTCTAGTGATTATGACCTTATTAAGATTTGGGTTGACACAACTGGTGGTGTTATTGGCACTGCTACTTATTCAGTAGCAGTTAAAGATTCCACTGGTTTAAAGGCTCAAACTGTCGTTGACCAGCAAATTATCAATGGACAATATCAGCTTGTGACTTCTGGGCTTTATGTTAGATGGGCTGGCACTGATGACAGTGCTACAGCTACAGCAACTGATGAATGGGAAATTGAGGTTTATGGCACAAATGTAAGTGTTGACAATAGTGCAATTGGAACAATGAGAATGACCAGATTATAATGATAATTAATACTGATTATTCAAATGCTTTTTGGAATGATGTAGTTGTAAATTTAAGGGATACAATAAGCCCAGAATTTGCACCTGTTCCAGTGTATGTTTCCCCAGTTTTTCAAGAAAGTGGGAATTTAGGGATTAGAATCTGGGGTGAATCTTCTAGCACAATTGATTACATGCAAAGTGGGTGGTCTAGGTCATTTGATGTAACTATTGCATTATATATGATTAAAGAAAACCCAGATGAAGTTTTTTTTAAGCAGTTTTATCAAGATGCAGAAAGGCTTTACCAGTTATTATTTGACAACAAATTTATTGGTGCTAATGGCACTAATAATGGGTTTATTGATGGTGTAGTTTCAGAATTAATTATTAATGAAATAGAAAAAGATGAAGAAGATATTAATGGCTTACATGTAGCCAAATTTAATTATCAATGTATAGTGCAAAGGAGTGACTAAATGAAATATGTTAAAGGTGAAAATTTTAATAAAATTGATGCTTTAGATAACTACAAAGGACTGGGAAGGTCTATTTTTGAAGCCCTAGAAAGGGGTGAGAAAGTCAAAATAGAAAGCCCACCACAAGATTTGATTGCAAATAAGTGCATCAAAGCTGAATCTGTTAAAAAATAAAAGGGGTAAATTATGGCTGTATATAGTGGAAAACAATTTGAAGCTTATGTTGGGCTTGGTACTGGGGTGCAAAATTTAGGAAGTCCAACCACAACTTCAATTGTAACTTATAAAATGAGAATGAACCAAGTGGCTGATTTTGATTTTTCTAGTGGTGTGGTTTTAAATGAACTAGAAAGAACTGGGCAAAGAACAATGAGGGCGACAGACATGTATAGCACAAGGGCTGGTGGCTTTTATTCATGGGGTTTTGACTGGTTAGTAGAAAGCAAAGAATTGCTTGATTTATTACTTAGATTGGTGTCAGAAAAAACAACAAGTGCTTACACAATTGCTGGGAATATTTCAAATGCAACTTATGATGCTGATGCAAATACAGGACAATATGCAAGCATAGTTTTGGCTAATCCTAACAGCTCTTATGATAGATACATGCATGGGGCTGTTCTTAATGATTTAACACTTTCTATGGATGCTGGAAGTGATGGTGGTCAGTTAAGGGCTTCTGGAACATTTTATTCTGGATTCCAACCAGTTATTGGGGCAAACACATTGTCACCAAATGCAACAGCTGTTAACTACCAAAAAACAATCTTTGATTGTACTACAACCACAATTGGGACTAATGCTGTTGTTCCTAAGTCATTTAATGTTAAAATTAGCAATCCAGCTTCTAGATATGGTTATCAAACACTAAACACCAACATAGGAGAACCAGTAGGCTACAATAGGGGCAACCAAATTGTTGTTGAAGGTTCTGTTTCATGCAAATATGATGGAACAACTGAAGGTGAATTTACAGAATGGCTAGCCACACAAACTGGCACACAATCAGCTACTTCAGCAATATTGTTTAGTGATACTAGTGAATTAATCATTTCTGTGCCTACAGCAAAATATGTTGGGAATACACTTGACATGGGTGGCGAAGATGGTGTTTTTACAGAAATCCCATTTAAAGGAACAGCTGATGGAGCTAATTCTTTAATCAGCATCACTGTAGCTTAACATGATTGAAAAAAAACTGTCAACTGGTAGGGCTGTTAAAATAAAAGACATGTCAATTGATTCAATTGATGATTGTCTTGACATCCCTACTATTGAATATAAAAGTGGTGTAGCAGTTGCAATTAAAAATGCCAACAAAGCAAGAACAGCATGGATTAGAAAAGGGCTTGCTGGTGGTGATTTTAAAAACTGGGAAACCATTGCTGGGATGCCAACAGACAAAGTGATTAAGGAATTAACAGACGCTGAAAAGGAAGAACTTAGAAGCTTAATCCAAGAATCACAAAGTCTGGGGGAAGATTAGCCCTTGCACTTGGGTTAAATGTTCTTATTAGAGCAAGGTGTCAAGGGTGTAGATTTCATAGCTTCCCTTATACAATCAATGGAATTGTGCAAGATGAACATGGCAATTACCCAGCTGTGGAATTTACAAACCAGAATGATGTCTGGGATTACATTACTCTTGTAATTTCAGAATCACAACAGATTCAAACCCAAAGGGGCAGTTGTTATGATACACTTATAGATGTTTATCACCAATTGCCCTTTTTTGCTTGTGTTAATATGTTTCTTGAAGAAGAACACCAAAAAGTGATTGCACAATATATATATTGCAAAGATACTGGTGTCCAGCCTTTTAAGGGGGGTTATGGTGACCAGCCCAAGTTATGGGTTGAAAAATATGGAGTAATTAAAAGTGCAATCAACACACTAAACAATATGAAGAAAGAATAGCATGGCTGACAAATTCAAACACATAATTGAAGTGGAAATGAAGGGTGTTCCACAAACCAAGAACAAGCTAAAAGAATTAGATGCAAAGACTAAAAAGCTTGGTGGAACTACAGAAAAAGCTTCAAACAATAATAAAAATTTAGGTTCATCATTTAAAAGCATGGCACTAAAAATTGGTGCATCAACTGTAGCAATTATAGCTGTCCAAAAAGCCTTCAAATATTCAATTGATGTTGGAATGAAATTTGAGCAAGCTATGGCTAATGTTAAAGCTATTTCTGGGGCTACATCCCAGCAGTTTAAGACCTTAGAAGCAGATGCTAAAAGGTTAGGTTCATCCACTAAATTTACAGCCACAGAAGTGGCAAATCTTCAAACAGAATATTCCAAACTTGGTTTCACAGCCAGTGAAATCACTAAGGTTACAGAAGGCACACTTGCACTAGCTTCAGCAGTAGGTGCAGACTTGCCTCGAAGTGCAGAAGTGGCTGGTGCTACTTTAAGGGGTTTTGCTTTAGATGCATCCCAAACCAACAGGGTTACTGATGTGATGGCACTAAGTTTTTCATCTTCTGCACTAGACATGGAAAAATTTGCTGAATCCATGAAGTTTGTAGCCCCAATTGCAAAATCTGCTGGGTTTACGATTGAAGGAACAACAGCTATTATGGCTAAAATGGCTGATGTTGGTATTCATGGAAGCTTGGCTGGTACAGCACTTAAAAACATCTTCATTGAACTTTCTAAAGAAAGTGGTGCATTATCTGACAGGCTAGGTGGTCAAGTTACCAGTATGGAAGACCTTGCACCAGCACTTGAACAGCTAAAAGAAGAAGGGCTTACATTATCAGAAGCCATTGATTTAGTTGGTAAAAGGTCAGCCCCAGCTTTCTTAGCACTTGTTGAAGGTGCTGGGGATTTAGAAGGTTTAAAAGAAGCTTTTGACAATGCTGGTGGTTCAGCCCAAACAATGGCTGACATCCAGCTTGACACCCTTGAAGGTAAAGTGACAATTATGAAATCAGCAACTGAAGGCTTAGGGATTGCATTTTATGACACTTTTGATGATGCTCTACAAAGTGGTGTGACCATGATAACTGGAATGGTTGGGGGGTTAACTGAATTGATTGCTATTAAACCAGAAGAACAATTTAGGAATCAAAAAGTGGAAATGATGGGATTAATTGGAACACTAAAAGACCATAATATTAGTTCACAAACAAGGTTGGCTACTGTGAAAACCTTAAACGAGGAATATGGTAATTTAATAGGCTTTGAAGTAACAGAAAAAACTTCACTTGAAGATTTAGAAATTGCCCAAAATAACATCATTAATGCAATGGTTAAAAGGATTGCATTAGGAACTAAAGAAGATGAAATTGCTAAAATTATGGAAGTTAGGGAACAGACAAAAGCCTTTATTCAAGATTTAAAAGAACAAGAAGCTCATTTAGTTGCTTCTGGCAATGCTACAGAATCAATTGCTTTTGGGGTTAGGTCAATAAATTTTGAAAATGATGAAACTAAGGATGCTTGGGAAAACATTCAACTACAACTTGAAATGGCAAATTCAGACCTAGAAAGCATGCCAGACAAAGTAAAAGATTTAACAGCTGAAGCAAGAATTTTAGCTGAAGAACTAGGGCAACCCTTTAATGGGGAATCAAAAGAAAATATTGAAACAACAATCCAAACTTGGGTTGAATTTAAAGAAACCCTTGCCACAATCACCAGCACCACATTGCCAGAATTTAAAGAAACTTACACCAGTGTTTTAAGTAATATGAATGAAGAAATTGGTGTGTTTTATGCAAATTTAGAAATGCTTGATGGTTCTAATGTTGAAAACAAAATGATTAGGATTAACATGCAAGAAGCAAGACAAATTGAACAACTAAGAAACATTGATGAATCCACAATGTCTTATGACGAAAAAGCTAAGGTAAGGGATAAAATCAAAGATGCTTTTGATAAAAAAAGAACTCAAACAAAAATTAAAACTAAGGCAGATGAATTTAAAAGTTATGAGGGAATTGCAAGGGCATTTGGAGCAAGTGAAAAAGACATTGCAATTACCAAAGCCACCATTGATGCTTATGTGGCTATCCAGAAAGCATGGACTTCAGCACCTTACCCTGCAAATGTTGTTCCAATAGCTATGGCAACAGCTAAATCATGGGCAAATGTGGCAAACATTAAAGCACAGGGATTTGCGACAGGGGGTTCATTCACCACTACTGGGGAAATGCCAATTATTGTTGGGGACAATCCCAGTGGAATGGAAAGGATTGACATCACACCAATTGAAGAAGGTGATGCACCAGAAACTTCTAGCCAGAATATAAACATTAATATGTCTGGGAATATCCTAAGCCAAGACTTTATTGAAGAAGAAGCTATTCCAGCAATAAAAGAAGCCATAAGAAGGGGGGCTGACATTGGTATTGGTTAAGCCTACCATTTACAAAGATAGGTTTGTTAAATGCAAAGGATGCGACCAATTAACAGCTTCTTTTAGATGCAGAAAATGTGGTTGTTTTATGATTATTAAAAGCAAATTAAAATTGGCTAAATGCCCACTAAGTAAATGGGAAAACTAAAATTACATATAAAACAGAAAGCATGGTGCTGACATGATTGATGTGCAAAACACTTACACTAAATTTTGGAATGACATTCAAGCAGATATGACTTCAATTAATCCACTGGTCATAATTGGCTGGGATGCTGAAACAAGTTCGCCAAAAGAAGGCTCAATTTTAGTGGCTGAACAAAAACAAAGATTTGATGGATATTATTTTGAAGATTATGACCTAAAAATTCCATCAATTAAAGAATCCACTGACTTTGAAAGTAGAAAGTTTAAGATTAGCAACATGACCTTAAAGCTTTCTAATTACCCAACACCATCTGGTGAAAGATTTAGCGACCTATTGGCAGGCAAAACCATGATTAATGAAGTAGTTAAAATTTTATGGGCTTCACCAAGCTGTTCTTCAATTAGTGACTGCTTGCCATTATATCATGGAACAGTTAGAAGATTAAACCATGATGAAAAAAGTGTTACTATCCAAATGGAAGATTTAAGCCAAGCAAAACTTCACAAAGACCTACCAAGTCAGAAGGTAGAACTAGATGAAGCTATTCCAGAAAAATATCACAATGTTTTTATCCCAATGGTTTATGGGGTAAATGAATTATCCCCAGCAGTTGTTACTTCAAATGATGGCTCAGCAATTAAAATCCAGTGTGATTCTAAGCAGTTAGCAGGACAATCAATAAATAAAAAAACTATTAGTGATGGCACTGAACCAATTTTGGTTGACAATTGTGTATTGAAAATACAAATTAATGGAAGTGAAGACTTGGTTGAAATAATGGAAAAATCTTCATATGTGCAAGGTAGGGTTGAAATTGATGGTGAAGCTACAGTTTTCCCCTCATCTGGAATTGAACAATACAGCTACAGCAACAATTCTTGCACAATTATGAAGGAATTTAATTACAGTGGGGATTCTTTAGATAATGCTAGTAAATATATAATTACAGGCTATATTTTCAAGCCAGTAACCAATTTAATAAAAGCTTCTAGTTATTATATGCCAAATTATACTACAACAATAGAACCAATGAATGATGTTCGTTTTGAAAACATAGAAGATGGGGTTGCTAACATCTATGATGGAACAAGAAGTGTTTGGCATTTAGAAACAAGTGAAGAAAGTTATTCAGACCATCCACCACCAGACACCCAGCTATATGTGCATGATGCTGTTTTTCAAGTTCCAAAGCCTTTAATTACTGTACCTTTTATAGACAACTATATTAGACCACAATTATTGTTTGATTTTAAATATTTGGGGGAAAGTCATTTTGTAGGTGATAACTTCTTTGCAAACAATGTTTTTGTCTATATGTTTAATGCAGATTACACAGCTAGTGGTGGTGTTCATTGTGGGTTAAACTTGTTTAACACAGAGCCAGTTCATGTTGGGAATCATTACAAATACATTTGGAATAACTATAATGATAGTGAAATCATTGAAGGGGAGAGTTCTTACACAACAGGAGCTGGAACAATTTATTATTTGCAAGATTTAGAATTTAACACAAACATTAAAAGTGAAACATCTGGCTTTATTACTGGGCTTGATTATAAAAAGTTTACAAAGCTGGGGATTTATGACAATTTTAAAATTAGGGCTTGTGTGCAACCTTTTGAAACTACTGGCAATTCTGGGGAAGTAGATTTTGACATTGAACAAATGGGAATGCTTTACATGCTTGTAGTTCCTTTTTCACAAGATGCTAATTTTTACATGAATGTAAGGGGAAGAATCAATGTAGATAGTGGGGGGAATCATGCAGACTACACAGTTAATGGTGGTGGTTTAATTGAAAAACCTTGTGACATTATTCTTCATATATTAAAAGAAGAATTGAATTTTAAAAATGAAACATATGCTGAAGAAATAGAAAAAGCAAGGGAAGCACATTCTTTTTGGAAGTTTGGCTTTTCTATAAAAGAAAAAACTAATTCTAAAAAATTAATTGAAAGAATTGCTTCACAATCCATGCTATTCCCAAAGTTTAGGGGGGATGGGTCTTTTGGGTTTAATACAATAAAGCCCACCTACAACCAAGATGAAGCAATTACAATCCCAGCTAAGCATGTGAACAAGTTAAATATCAACAAGACAAAGTTGGAAGATATAAAAACAAAAGTGGCTGTTAATTACAAACAGAACTATCATTTAGATAATTTTGCAAGAAAAACCCAAATGGGTATCAATGACCCTTTGATGCTTGGAAGCAACTATGATTTTGGGTTTTATGGGCTGTCTGATATTGACCCAAATACTTCAGAAGAATCACATGCTGACAGCACCCTTGAAATAGATGCAGATTTGATTAGGGATAAATCTACAGCTGAAAAGCTTAGGAATTTCTTATTATATTGGTATTGCCAACAGCATTTAACTTTTTCATTTCAATTGCCTCTTAAATATTTGTATTTAGAACAAGGTGACATTATTAGGTTTGATGAATTAATTAATAACTATAAGGCTTATGGGGTAGATTATACCAAAATATATAAACTAAATGGGCAGTGGATTTATCCAGCTTTTATGGTTAATAGCATCACAAAGTCAACTAAGGGTGTAAAAATTAAAGCCATACAGATGCATTATTTAGGAAATGATGACCAACATGGGTGGGTTGAAGAACCAATTACTGGATGCCTTGAAGAAGTTGATGAAGCCAATGGTATGGAAAATTGGAATTACAACCCTAATGCTGATGAAGCTGGTGACTGTCATCCTTTTGGGGATGTTAATAATGATGGGGTTTTAAATGTCTTGGACATTATAGCTGTAGTTAATGAAATCATTGATGGTGGCACAATGACTGAAACACAAAGAATGATTGCAGACAGCAATAAAGATGGTGTGGTTAATATTGTTGATATTATAAGAACAATTAATGCTATTATGTATGAAACTACAATTGAAGGTTGTACTGATAACCAAGCCATCAACTATGATTCGACAGCAAATTCTGATGATGGAAGTTGTGAATATGATGGTGTTGCTGGGTGTACAGATGAAAATGCAATAAATTACAATCCAAATGCAACTGTTGATGATGGAAGTTGTGAGCTTGGTGACCCAGAAAGTTTTATTGAAATTAATTTTGATTTAAGCAGTATTGTATCCACACAACAGGAAAGTCAAAATTTTATGGTGTTTACAGGGGAAATTATTACAACTGACACAAGCAACCCCCCTGTCAATTCATTCATTTGGACGACTAAATTGCATTACAACTTAAATGGTGAAACCATTATAAACACAAATGAAGCTTTATCTGCACAAACAACCCCTAACTTTTTAATTGAAAGTCTGGGTGTTATAACTGCCACAACATTAAGTAATGTGGTTGTTTGCACAGAATGCTTTACAACAAATGATGATGTAAATCAAGCTAATTATTTTGGCTTTTATCCAGATGGCAATGTGGCTAATCTAGGAACTTCTAAACCATCATGGTGGGATGAAGCTTAAAAAGGGGAAAAAATGAGCAGAACAGAAATCAATAAAGCAAAGCCAATTCCAACCAATTCCAAAGCCATTTATGGAAGTGGTGAATTTAGACTTAAAACCAATGGAAGTGTGGCTGGGATTCAAATCAACTATTCTGGGATGGTTAGAATAACTTATGAACTTCCAAATGGTTGGTTCATTAGGGCTGGGGAAAATAAGATAATAATCTTTGGATTAACAACAGCTGATTTGCCAGAAACCCTTTTTAAATACACTGGGGAGTTTAGGGTTAAAACAGTCCATTTAGTGGACTGGCATCTGAATAAAACCTATACCACAATAATAAATCCTACACTAGATTATTGGAATAATATGAATGAAAAATGGGAAGACATTAGTGAAGAGTATAAAAAGCTTGCCAAAACTTACACTATTGGAAAACCACCAACCAAAACCAGAGTTTTTAAAAAAATTAAAGGGGCTACAAAATGAATGTAGGAACACCAAGATTTTATGTTGACAATACACAGTTTATGCTTCAAAGTGGGGCAATAGACCCTTCTCAAATTACATTAAAAGGTGAAAATGAAAAGGGTTTAAAACTTGCTGATTTAAACCCAGCTAATTATATAATTAGGGAAAACAGTGGTTCAAATGATTTTGAAATATATCAAGTTCCAACAGGCACAACAGACGACACTGGGGAAGTCCATAACATTAATTATGTGGCTGTGTTAGGGCATAATTTAACTAACTGCATGAGTAGACTAAATTTTGAATCAATGGGTAATTGGGGAGATGGTAACACACCAAAATATTTTCATTCAACCACAAGCATAATTAATCAACCAGAAAGCACAGCAGAACACCCAGATTACAATGGTTTTTCAATTGGTCTTGTTAACCAAGCACCAACAGAGGACAAAACCCACTGGTTTAGGGTAATAATGAAAGATATATCTATTGGTGGCTCACCAGTAAATTGGCAAGATAATCTAAAAGTGGGGGCAATTAGTGTTGGTCACTATTTTGACATGCCCAGCAGTCCAAACATGAAGCTTACAATGTCTATTGATTATGGGGTTGATTCCAAAGAAACAACTGGTGGAGCAATATTGTCTAACAAAAGATGGACAAAAGCACCAGATTGGTTGACCCCAGCATGGATGCTGACCTCTAATGATGAATATGGAATTGCCCACAGCGAAACTGGAAACTTTGATTCCTACCATTCTGGGCAGTTTAAGGATTCCAGAACTGGGAGAAGAAGTTGGAATTTATCTTTTTCATTTATGGAGGATGATGATGTTTTTAGCCCCAACTTAATGCCAAACATAAATGGAATAAATTCTGGGGATTTCACAGACCATGAGGCTGATGTAGCTGACAATGGGGTTACTTTTAGAAATCAAGCAAGTTTTTATTCACAAGTATTGCACAAAACCATGTTTGGACATATTCCTTTTATATTTCAACCAGACAATGCCAATAACAGCCCAAGTGGTTTTGCCCTGTGTAAGCTTGACATGAAAAAATTTAAAATTAAACAAGTAAGCCACAAAGTTTATTCAATGAATTTAAAAATTAAGGAAGTATTTTAATGACCAAACAAGAACATAGGCAAATAATTGAAGCACAGCTTGCCGAAATAAGCACTGACATCAAACACATCTTAAAAAGGATTGATGCAACTGACAAATATATTAACCATATTAATAGCAGGGTTAGGATTTTGGAAAAGTCAGTTAACACCATCAAGGGGATAGGCACAATTTTAAGCATGTTATTTGTGGGAACATTATCTTGGGTGGGTGTAAAGCTTGGGGTTGATTCTAAACCCTAAATAAAGGCATTTAGGGGCTTTCTGTTGCATTTTAAGTAATATCCAAAGCTTCCCAAATATTAACTTTAAGACATTCCCCAGATTCAAAAAGTTTAAAATACTTCTTTCTTGCATTTTTGTAATTATCAAAAAGCTGGTGCTTCGACACTTTGGGTTCAAGCTTGTCTAGATAAGCCCTTGTGCTTTTAAGCTGTCCAACTGTCCATGTAACAATGTAGATGGGTTTATTTTGGATGTTTTACCCCTTCCTTATTTTAATTACATCATTATATATGTATTTCATCATTACACTAACTCCTTGTTTAAACAGCATTTCTTATATTTCTTACCAGACCCACAAGGGCAGGATTCATTTCTTCCAACCTTTTTTACATCCTGCCTTCTGGCAAAGTAAACTTCAGCTTGTTTTAGCAGATTATAATATTCAGCTATTCTAGATGCATATCTTTTTATTTCTGCATCTGCATCTTTGGCTGACTTATTAAACACTGGTTTTGGGAAGCTTTTCTTCCATTCTGATAATGAACCAGCACTGGTGGAAAAGCTTCTTCCTAAAGTTGTTTTAATCTTCATAGTATTGGGTTAATCCCTTTCTATTTTATATTCTTCCATATCTCTATACATTACTTTTATGGCTTCTTCTATTCTACCACATGTTATTAGAAATATATATAAAGATATCCTATTAGGTTTATAACCTTCTATTAAACCTCTTTTTTCTTTAGTTTTAACTATCTCTTTATAATTCATTAT